CCGCCACGCTGGGATGTACACCAGACCAGACTTGCGCAGCCTCGCAATCAGGATCTGCGCAGACCTTTGGGTGCAATACACCTTGGCGGCCACCTCATGAGCCGTCAAGGCATTGAGGGTCAGCAAATCAATGATGCGGGGCAGGCGTGTTGACTTCATTTCTTGTCGCTGTGCTCGCGTCTGGCGTGTCTCTCGGCCTCCTCACGGCGCTTGAAGTACTTGTCGCATTGCGTACACCGCCACCAAGTTTGCTCAACAACGCGGGTCTGTCTGTCGCTGTGCAGGCCTCTTGTTGTGCCGTACATGGTCAGGACTGGCTCAATCACTTCTTGGCCGCCTTGGCTAATGCGTAGGTCAGAATCGGCTTCTTCTTGCCGATGCCTTGATTCTGCTGTTGCGTGGCGGCTGACTTCTTGCCGGCGATGTGCCTGCGCAGGGTTTCGTCTTTGCTGAAGATGGATGGCGTTCCATCGTTCCAATTGAATGCTGTCTTAGCGGTCATATCCCCATTCCCTACATAGTTGTCTTGTTCGTTGTTTGAGCTTCTTTTTGGCGCAAACCTTGGCGTGCTGGCTCTCAATCATCTTCTCGCGCAGTGATGCTGGCGTGGGTGGCGCAGGGAATAACCCATTCAAGCCAATCAGGCCACACGTCAAGGCGATGAGAAGGCGGTCTGTCATGTGTTCTTCTCCTTGAGTTTGGCTTCAATTTGATTGATGGGAAACGGGCCAAATTCTTCGGCTAATTCCGCATATTCCTCATCCGTCAGCCCAACCCATGTGCGCTGTGGTGGTGTGGTGTGATGTACCCCGTCAGGTTCGTAGTCGGAGTATTTCACAGGCTCTTGCTCAATCTCTTGCCCAAGCCTCTGGACTTCACGCATTGCGTGTTCTCGCAAGGCTTCTTTGATGGCGGCGATGGCTTTGGCTACCGCATCTTCGTCATACGATGGATGAATTACATGACCTGTTGACCAATCACCTTCATCACAGCTTTCCAACGCCTCAAGCGCCAGCTTCAATGCTTCTTGTGTCATTCACTCTTCCCCTTAATCACTTTCTGCACCACCTCTTTGGTGGTGAAACGATGCTCATTGGCGCACTGATAACGCCGATACACCTCATTGTTTGGTCTGGTCCGAGTCTCCAAGGTGCTCACCCATTTTTTGCACACTGGACACTTCATTTGATCTCTGTCTTATCAAGCAGCACCGCGATGACGGCGTAGACCACCACAAACAGGATGGCGATGCCAAGCGCACCCAGCAGGACGAAGTTCAAGACTGTTTCCATAGTTTGAGCACCTTTGATTTGTGTTGCGGCTCCTCGACCTTGGGCGAGTTACCAAAGACAGGCTTCCAGCCGTACTTGCGCCAAGTGGCTTGCACGTCAGCGCCTCTGGTTGGCTTGTAGGCGGCGTCAAAGACGTGCAGGGTCGGCCATACGATCTTTGTGCCAGCGGGTGGTGTCCAGTTGAGATCTCTCATCGCTGTGCCGCCATGAGTTCAAGTTCAACCTCTTTGACGCGATCCTTGAGGATCTGCACCTCATGCTCCAGATCTGTGATCTTGCGGCCAAGGCGCTCGCGTGTCATGTTTTCAGCGTGGACCCAACCAATCAGCGTGCCTTCGGTCACTGCCTTGCGGGCAAAGGTCTTGAAGTCCTCGCGGGAGAGGAAGCCACCACCGACTTCCATGGGCGGTGTGAATTTACCGACTGCGCGGTCGATCTCTGTTTGCATGGTTTCACTCATTTCACTAACTCCTTAATGATTTCAACGATGAAGGGCATGGCGATGATGACGCCAACGATGGTGGCTTGGGCAAGTTCTTTGATGGTCATTTGTTCAGCACTTTCTCAATTTGTTTGTTGGCAAGTTCAATGGCCTCAAGGTACACGTCAAGCGCATACCTTGCCGCCTCCTCATTTGCAGCATTCTCATGGTTCTCTGTCGTGGCGGTGTGCTCCAAAGCCAACCGCGCCAACTGCAATACTTGTTCTATGGTGTACATGGCGATCTCCTTGTTGATGGATGAATCATATCAGCTTTGCACTTATTGTCAATTCACCCATGATTTAGTCAACTATTAAGCGCTTACAATGTCCCTGCTGGTTATCTCCACCAGCAGTTGCCTTATGGGGGTTGGCGTGAGTCAGCCCCCTTTTTTCTCTGTACACTTGACCATTCCAACAAAACATGGTTAACATTCTACTCATGAAAACAGTTTCCCAAAAAGCAATGCACGACATCAAGTTCAAGGCCGAGTCGGCTGGCTACAAGATGAGCGATGTCTGCCGAGTGGCAGAGATTGATCAGGCTCAAGTCTCGCGCTGGCTCAATGGCATCACAGAGCCACTCTACGGCAGCGTTATCAAGCTGGAGCAGGCCTGTGACGCGCTTATCTCAGCACGCCTGCAAGTCCTCAACCAAGCCATGGAAGACGCCGTCAAATGAGAGTAATCGGTATCGACTGCGGCCTGTCTGGAGCCATCGCCTGTCTTGAGGGCGGCAATCTGGTGGAAATCTACGATATGCCCACCATGGTGATTGAGTCAAACAAGAAGGCCAAACGCCAAGTCTCAGCACACATGCTGGCCGACATCATCTCCAACTACCAGCCTGACATCGCCTATGTCGAAAAGCCAGCCTCACGACCAGGCCAATCGGTGGTGGCAATGTTCGGATTTGGGCGCAGCCTTGGTGTTGTAGAGGGCGTCTTGGCGGCTCTCAACATCCCTGTCACCTATGTCGCGCCAGCAACATGGACCCGCGCCATGGGTAAGCCTCAAGGCAAGGACGCATCCCGCCACCGCGCCATGGAGCTGTATCCAGATCATCAGCAACGCTTCAAGCGTGTGATGGACGATGGCCGCGCCGAGGCAGCACTGATCGCAACATGGGGTATTCGCCATGCATGACCAAGAACGCGCCACCATGCGTGAGCACATCATCTGGCTGGGCACTGAGCTGGAGAAACAACGCAAGCTCAACCAGCAGCACATCGTCTTCTTAAAGCGCCTGCTGGACCCAGAAGACCTTGGCTTTGCAGCCAGCAACGAGGTGCGAAAAATCGCATATGTCTTGCTCATCAACAACAACACCAACGAAAACCAAGAATGACAGCTCAACCCAAACTCAAACTGCGCCCATCCTCTGCCTCGCGCTGGATAGCCTGCCCAGCCTCTGCGCGGCTCTCAACCCTTGTGCCCTACCAAGAGTCAGGTGAGGCCGCCAAGATTGGCACAGCCATCCACGCGCTGGCCGAGACATGCTTCCAGCTTGACACCGACCCAATGAAGTTTGTCGGGCAGCAGGTCGAGGGCATCACCATGACTGAAGAGAACTGCGCATTCGCCTTGGAGCACCTGCAAGCCATTTGGGCGGTGCAGGATGAGCTAGGGCATGTCAAGGTGGAGCAGCTCTTCAAGCTCTACGACACGCCCAAATTCAGCTTGCAAGGGACTGCTGACGTTGTCGGCTGGTCTGACTCTAAGCTCACCATCGCGGATCTGAAAACAGGCCGTGGATATGTTGACGCCGACAGCGAGCAGATGAAGATCTACGCCTTGGGCGCGATGAAGGCCAACAACCTGCGGGTCAAGGAAGTTGAGTTCCAGATCATCCAGCCACACCATGGCGACAAACGCATTCACCGCATGAGCGCGGACGAGCTTGGCGTGTGGGAAGTTGAAGTCTTGCAAGAAGCAATATCTGACGCCGTCAGCTCTAACCCCACCTACGCGCCATCAGAGTCAGCGTGTCAGTACTGTCCCGCAAAGACTATTTGCTCGGCACAGAAGGCCTCCTTTGACGTGGTGGCGGCGCAGCCTGATCTCACCGTCATGAAGAAAGATGAGGTCAAGGCAGTGATGCTGGCGCTGACACCTGAACAGATTGGCGACATCTTGGACCGCGCACCCCTTGTCGAGAAGTTCATTGATGCTGTACGTGCACACGCCATGGAGTCAATGGAAAAGGACGGCGCAGTGATACCTGGCTGGCAGTTGCAACCCAAACGCGCATCCCGCAAGTGGCTTGATGAGGGAACAGCGCGTGCCGAATTGATTGCTGCGGGTTTATCCGATGTCGATATTTTTGAAACAAACCTAATTACTCCAGCGGCGGCAGAGAAACTGCTTCCAAAGGATCAAAGAGTTATCTTGGACGATCTCACGGCCAAGGTATCAAGTGGACTCACGCTAGCAAAAGACCGCAGCTTGAGTCAATAATGCAACCCCTGTAACTTTTAAAGGCAAACGCAAAATGCTAAATCTCTCATCTGGTGGCGGCTCTGGTAACTACATCCGCTTCTCACCCCAAGCAAACGCATGGACCAACAACCTGGGCGAGGAAATCCAACTCAAGAAGGTGGTGTTCGACATCGACAACGTACAAACAGGCTGGCTCCTTTTAGGTGTCGGCGTGCGTGAATGGCAAGCCGATGCACAGCTTGGCCGCAAAGGTCCACAGCCATCCCCTGAGCACAAGCGCGGCTTCATCGTCAAGTTCTACAACAAGGAGATCGGCACTGTGGAGTGGAGTTCTAACGGTGTCGGCCCCAACATGGGACTTGAGCAGATGTACACCGCCTGCGCGGCACAGCACGCCGCCAACCCTGGCAAGATGCCTGTGCTTGAGTACACAGGCTCCAAGCTGGAGAAGATCGGCAAGGGCACTACACGCATCCCTGCTTTCAATTTGGTGTCGTGGATTGACAAACCTGCCGGTATGGACCAGTCTGATGCCGAGTTCGTGGCACAGGCTGCGGCTCCAGCTCCTGCACCGTTTGTTGCGCCGAAGGCAGTGCCAACGCCAGCGGCTGCTGCATTGGCCGCAAGTGATGACGAAATGTTTTAACTGACAAGAGTCAAGCGCCGCTGGGTAACACCAGCGGTTTTTTTTCCTCAAAAATTGACACCACAAGAATATGAACAAGATTGAGTTTGGCGACTGTCGAGAAACGATGCGGAGATGGGCAAATGAAGGCGTTAAGGCGCAGACATGCGTCACCAGCCCACCTTATTACGGCCTGCGTGACTATGGTCACGATGGGCAGATTGGCCTTGAAGAGACGCCAGAGGAATACATCAAGGCCATGGTCGAAGTGTTTCGATGTGTGCGTGATGTGCTTTCAGACGATGGGACGCTGTGGCTAAATATTGGCGACAGCTATTACAACTACAGACCCGGCAAGGGGCAGGCATTGGTGCAGCAAACTGTTGCAAACAATGACCAAGACCTGCCACAGGTTTGCGCAAGGCGCGGCAACAAGTTAGAAGGCCTCAAAGAGAAAGACCTGATTGGCATACCTTGGATGCTGGCCTTTGCACTTCGTGCCGATGGCTGGTATCTGCGCCAAGACATCATCTGGCACAAGCCAAACCCGATGCCTGAGTCGGTGCAAGACCGTTGCACCAAGGCGCATGAATATATCTTCTTGATGTCGAAGTCGCAGAAGTATTATTTTGATAATGAGGCTATTAAAGAAGGGGATCAGGAATATACAAGAAAAGCATCTCCTAAAAAAATAGCAACAAGTGGAGCATTACCTGATGGTGCTGGCATTCATGGCGGATTTGGTAAAGACATAACAACAATTGGCGCAAACAAGCGCAGCGTTTGGACAGTCAACACCAAACCTTATGCTGGCGCACATTTCGCCGTATTCCCGCAAGAGTTAATCGAGCCTTGCATCATGGCTGGCGCTGCGCCTGGCCAAGTAGTGCTTGACCCATTTATGGGCAGCGGCACAACGGCGCAGGTAGCACAGCACCTTGGCCGCCAGTACTTGGGCTGTGAACTGAATGAAGAATACAAAACCCTGCAAGAAAAGAGATTGCGCCAAATGTCTTTGGTGCTGGAGTAAACATGCAAGCAGAACAAATAGCCAAGCAGCTCGGCAACGCAAAGAAAGCCAACGGCCAGTGGGTGGCATCTTGCCCAGTACCTGGCCACGGTAAGGGCAAAGGAGACAAGAATCCCTCGCTATCCATCAGCATCAACGATGACGGGAAACCCTTGTTCCACTGTCACGGTGGGTGCTCACAGGAAGAGGTCTTCAACACCATCAAGGATATGCAGTTGCTTCCAGAGCTGGAAGAGAGGCCCGATCCACTCGCCAACATCAAGCCATTGCCGCAGGTGCAGTTTGACCATGAGTGGGAATACCAAGACGAGAACAAGACAACCGTGTTTGTGAAGCAGCGCCTGAAGATTGGCGAGTCGGGCAAGACGTATCGGCTGTACAAGGTGGACGCTGATGGCAGGCGGCACACGACATTGGGTGACGCACGCATCGTGCCGTACAACTTGCCTGAGATGCTGGACGCGAAATCAGCAGGCAGGATCATCTACTTGGTGGAGGGCGAGAAGGCGGCAGACGCATTGGCAACCCTCAAGGTCACGGCCACAACCGCGCACACAGGGGCAGGAAGCTGGCCGGAGGCCATCACAGAGTACTTCGCTGGCGCGAATGTGGTGATCTTGCCCGACAACGATCTGCCTGGCTGGCGCTACGCGCAGAAGGCTGTGGACGCCATCCTGCCCATCGCCAAGAACGTCAAGGTAGTGGACTTAGGACTCCAAGGCCAAGGCGATGACGCCTATGAGTTCATCCATGAGCTGGGCAAGACAAGGGAAGACCTGATCGAGCTGGTGAAGGCAACGCACAAGCTGACATCCACAGATGTAACGATCCCCGAAAGACTGGTCGCGCTAACACCGAATGCGCCAATTGATGCAACACCGCAACAGCAACCGCCAGAGGACATCGCCAAGGAATTTGCGCCAGATCCAGCAACACAAACAGAAGCAAAGCCCGCCAAGGAAGCCAAACCCGTCAAGACAGTCAACATCGAGGCGTGGGATGACATCCAAGATGAGCCAGTCGAGTGGCTGATCCATGGCGTGTTGCCAGTCAAGGCGTTTGCCGCCCTGTATGGGCCGCCAGGCTCATTCAAGTCATTCATTGCCCTTGACATGGCCGAAGCAATAGCCACAGGCAGGCCGTGGATGGGCAACCCGATAGAGAGACAAGGAGCCGTTTTATATCTGTGCGGGGAGGGCTTTGGCGGGATGGGGGCGCGGATTAAGGCGTGCCAGATCCACCACAAAACGCCAAAGGGTGCGCCGATCTATGTGATCAGACACCAGCTCAACCTGAGATCAAGCGCCGAGGACTTCAACGCGCTGATGGTGGCAATCGTGGCGCTTGTGGAGAAGACCGGCATGGAGTTCCAGCTTATGGTCGTGGACACGCTGGCTAGAGCCTTTGGCGGGGGTAATGAGAACGACTCGGACGCCATGGGTGCGTTCATCACCACCATGGGAAAGATTCAAGAGTTCCTCAACTGCGCACTCATGGTGCTGCACCACAGTGGCAAGGACACCACCAAAGGACTGCGCGGTCACTCTTCCCTGCTTGGCGCGGTGGACACCCAGCTGGAGATCCTCAGATTTGAGGAACAAGCCAAGGGCGTGATCAGCCTGACCAAGCAAAAGGACGGCGAGGACGGCATCAGATTTGGCTTCGAGATGGTGGAAATTGAGATCAGCGGGTCCAGCCTTGGCTTTGATCCTGTGGTCAGTCTGGCGGTCCAAGCCAGCGATGAGGCCGTCAATCAGGCGTCAAAGCGCGGGAAAAGTAACTCTGGATCTGGCAGGAATCAGTCCATTGAAATGGAAAGCCTGCGGTCAGTTGTAAAGCAAAAAGGAATACAAAAGATCATTGAAGGCAAGTTACTCACAGCCGTCAATTTGGCCGATTGGCGGTCCGAATTCAGATCAAAGAAGGGCATTACAGATGATTCCACCACGCTGGAAAAGAAGGCATTTGACAAGGCATGGAAGCGTGCGCAAGACAGATTGCAAGAAATAGGCGAGATTGGAATCAGAGACAAATCAGTTTGGATATCTATTGCAGACACAAGCAATGATGGATTCTGATAAACAAATACAACTACACGATGGAGACATTTGATGTTTTTATTTCACTATTTAGCTATAACAGTATATTCTTACAAAAAAAGACATGCAATAGACTGTTAAGTATTATCAAATGGCGACAAACGGCGACATTGTCTCCATTTGTCTTTTGTCGCAGGCGACAAGACAAACCGAGAGTCTAAGACTCGGAGGTTTGTCTCCTAGCGATGTCTCAGATGTCGCTTCAACATTCAACAAGAGAACAAGATGGCAACGAAACAGAAAACGAGAAAACCCAATCAGCTGCCTTTGGTGGAGATGCCTCGCCAGCAAGCTGATCCTTGGACGATTCATGTGCAATCGAAGTTGGTGGAACTGGAGGCGGTGAAGGCGGCAAGTGACAGGAAATGGGGAGAAAACCGACTGATTACTTTAGTTGACAGTGATGTCAGAGAGAAATTCTGGATCCAGAACAGCAGAGTTCACCAGTTCATCGCGGCAAAGGATCAGATCAAATTCGATTCGGCGGTGGCGTCCATGATCAGGGCGTTTGGCGTGTTGGATGGCAAGGCAACCGAAGCAGGGTTCCAGCCAGCTGCGCCAGAAATTCCACGCATTGAGTGGGAGATGAACAATGGTCAGGTCATGGTGGTCACCAGAACGCTGGCAGATGCTTTGGCAATCCAGACGTCTCGCAAAGATCTGCGGGACGAGCACATTTGGAGTTTGGAGGAGCTTGAGGTCTTCATGATGGAGCCAATCGTGCAGGACGTGATCAAGGTCAAGGCCTTTGATCCAACCGCCAAAGTGATCAAGTTCAGCGCAACCAAGCTGGGTGGTGAAACAGGATTTGATGACTTTGAAAATGATCTGACATTCAGCGACAATGAGCCAACAGAGTTCAAGTTCAACACCAAGACAGCAGAGAGGTTCAAGAATGGGACAAATTAAGCGTTTGGCGGGACTTATCCGCGAAAAGGTACTGGACATAGTCCGGCGCGTTAAAACGGCTCTGAGGGGCTGAGAGATGCCTGGAAGACCAAAGTTCAGACAAGACATGGCATTGCTTGAAGAGCTGCCAGACGAAATGATCGTCAGCATGTTTGAGGATGGCCGTTCACACACTCAGATTTGCTATGAGCTGGGAATAGGGCGCAGGGCGCTAGAGCAGTGGATTGAGGACAACGATCCCAATATAATCGCCCGTGCGCGTGCGAAAGCCGCCGATAAGCTCGCGGTGGAGACTCTATCCATCGCAGACGGCATGGACATCGACCACGCGCAGCGCGATGTCCAGCGCATCCGCACTCGGCAATGGCTGGCCGAAAGGTGGGATCAGAAAACTTATGGCCTACAAAAGCAGGCGCAGGTGACGATCAACATGCAAGACCTACGCATTGACGCGCTGCGCCATGTCGAGGTCATCAGCGACTTATCCACAGGGGAAAAGGCATGATTGGCGTCTTGGCCTGTGGACAACTGGCGTTTGCCGTGGTTGCGCATGTATAACCTGTGCGCAACATGCTGCTTGGTTAACATAATGGACATCGTATAAAGCCGACAAATGCACGTATTCCAACAAAACCCAATAGAATCAACGACTTACGCCATTCCCGCGTCTGGAAGTTGTCCACATACGCCGAAGGTACTCACCGCTGGCCGCGGTCGGCTCGACCCCCCCCTATCGCTCGGCGCGGCGGGGGCGGCTGATGGTGCACCCTAAGAGACCTCGCAACCCATGACCCACCCCCCTACCCCCACCCCCACAGCGCCCACCGCCCGCTCCAAAAAAAAATTGGATGTGGTGCCCGATAACCCGTTTGTCGAATTCGTCAAGCTATACCGAAACAACCCTGTGCTCTTTGTGCGAGAGGTGTTGAACACTGAGCCTGATGGCTGGCAGATTGAGTTTCTGAATCACATTGCGGCAGGCAACCGCCGAATCTCTGTCCGATCCGGCCATGGCGTGGGGAAGTCGACTGCATCAGCTTGGGCGATGCTCTGGTATCTATTCCTGCGCTTCCCTGTGAAGGTTGTGGTGACGGCCCCAACCAGCAGCCAGTTGTATGACGCCTTGTTTGCGGAGGTCAAGCGCTGGGTGAAGGTCTTGCCGCCTGTCTTGTTTGACCAGCTGGAGGTCAAGCAGGACCGGATTGAGATGAAGGACGCCAACAATGAGGCGTTTATCTCAGCCAGAACATCCCGCGCCGAGCAGCCCGAGGCCTTGCAGGGCGTGCACAGTGACAACGTGATGCTGGTGGCTGATGAGGCCAGCGGCATCCCCGAGCAGGTCTTTGAGGCCGCGGCTGGCTCGATGTCTGGGCACGCCGCGGTGACCCTGTTGCTGGGCAACCCTGTGAGGTCTAGCGGGTTCTTCTTTGACACGCACAACAGGCTGGCGGGTGACTGGATCACGATGAAGGTGTCCTGCGCCGACTCGCCCCGAGTGTCTGAGGCCTACATTGAGGAGATGAAGGCGCGTTACGGCGAGGAGAGTAATGCGTACAGGATTCGCGTACTTGGCGAGTTCCCGAGATCTGATGACGATACTGTCATCCCGATGGAGTTGTTGGAATTGGCGATGAATCGGGATGTGGAGGCGAGTAAACATGCCACTTTGGTGTGGGGATTGGACGTTGCGCGGTTTGGCTCGGACAGGTCTGCTTTATGCAAGAGGCAGGGAAATGCGGTGCTGGAGCCGATTAAAACGTGGAAAAACCTCGATTTAATGCAATTGACGGGTGCAGTTGTGGCTGAGTTTGAGATCCTTGTCCCGTCACAGCGCCCCCAAGAAATCCTTGTTGACTCGATTGGTTTGGGCGCTGGCGTGGTTGATCGGCTGAAAGAGTTGGGGTTGCCGGCTCGTGGCATCAACGTGGCCGAGTCACCGGCCATGGGCGGGACTTACAGGAACTTGAAGGCTGAGCTGTGGCACAAGGCCAAGGCGTGGCTTGAGTCGCGGGACTGTCGGATGCCTAAAGATGAGGCGTTGATTGCTGAGCTGGCGACTGTGAGGTATTCATTCACGTCCAATGGGAAGATTCAGATTGAGGGTAAAGATGAGTTGAAGAAGCGTGGCATGGCCTCGCCTGATAGGGCTGATGCGTTTTGTTTGACGTTTGCTTCTGACGCTGTGATTGGCATGTATGGCTCGGCTGCGTCTACCAAGTGGAACAAGCCCTTGCGCAGGAACTTGCCACGGGTTGCATAATTCGTTAATTCTTTAAGGGGTTTGAAATGAAGATGACAAAGGCACAAAAGAAGGTTGGCTCTGTGATGTCTGAGTACAAGGCAGGCAAGCTGCACTCGGGCAAGGGCGGCAAGGTTGTGAAGAATCCCAAGCAGGCCATTGCCATTGCGATGAGCGAAGCCAAGATGCCCATGCGCGGTGCACGCACTGCCAAGAACATGAAGACAAAGGGGATGCGTTAATGGCTACCTTAAAGCGCACCATGGATCAGGCCATGGACAAAGAAGAGGGATATGAGGGTGGCGATGAGGGCGAGAGCTGCCCGATTGCCACTCAAGACATCACGGTGAACTTGAAGAATCGCGCCAAGGCGATTGAGGCTGCCGACTATGGTCCAGAGAATCCCGCGCTGCCCAATAAGCAGTACTGGATGAAGATGGCCAAGGATTGGGACGTGGAGCCAGAGGACGCGAAGGAGAGCCTTTGCGGGAACTGCGCGGCGTTCAATCAGGAAGAGTCGATGCTTGAGTGCATTGCTGAGGGCATTGGCGAAGAGGGCGACCCTTGGGCAATGATTGAGGCTGGCGACTTGGGATATTGCGAGATCTTTGACTTCAAGTGCGCGTCCAGCCGTACTTGTTCGGCTTGGGTGGCGAAGGAAGAGGGCGAAGATGAGGAGCCTGAGTCACTCTTGACGATCAAGATTGGGGTGAAGAATGAAGACTAAACCAGGGCTTTATGCCAACATTCAAGCCAAGAGAGCGCGGATCAAGGCGGGTTCTGGCGAGAAGATGAACAAGCCTGGCACGAAGGCGGCTCCAAGCGCCGCTGACTTCCGATTGGCGGCCAAGACGGCCAAGAAGAAGCCCAAGAAGTGATCTCTCCCATATGCATCTCGACAGTACACGGCAAAGGTTTGCGGGTGATGCTCACAAGCATTGCCGAGTACTGTCCCGAAGTGCCTGTCTATTTGCGCGGTCCCGAGTCCATCATTGGCGGCTTTGACACCGACCACAAGCTCTTTGGGCACTGCCGCAATTTCGGTGAGGACTACAACGAGATCATGGACCGCGCCTTTGCTGACGGCTTTGACTCTGTTGTCTGCGCCAACGATGACATTGTCCTGACGCCCACCAGCTACAAGCATTTGCTGGAGGATGTGGCGCAGCTGAAGGCCGAGACTGGTGAGCCTGTTGGCTGGGTTGCTGCGCGGTGTGATGCGGCGCGTCCTGTGCAAAACGTGCGCTCTAACCCCTTTGGGCAGGATCTGTACTACTTCAAGTACCCGTATGAAGACGCAATCATGCCGCTGGAATGCCCATCCCCCATATTCTCATGGATTGGCCGCGATGCGTGGGAGTGCTTCAAGTTCCCACCGCTGAACTGGTACTCGGATGACGTGCACTGCGAGGATTTGAGGGCGGCAGGCTTTCATCATTATCTGAGCCGGTCCTATGTGCACCATGTTGGCAGCCAGACAATTGGCTTGAATGGCGAGAGACTGATCCAGCAGGCCGTGCCGTGGATTCGCAAGAACAGGCCGAAATATGCAAAAGACTGGTTTGGTTCTTAATCTCGGCTCTGGCAAGGACGCCAGACCTTACTGCATCAATGCCGACATCCGCAGCGATGTTGG